AGACTTGGTCTGTATTAAACACTTTAAGTAAAGACCAAGAATTTGATTGGAACTTGTTAAACACTTTAAGTAAAGACCAAGAATTTGATTGGGATGTTTTAGCGAAAGTATTTGCTGATGCTGAAATATTATGGGATGTGTTAAGCGAAGTTAGTGTAGGTAATAGTTTAAATCTTAGCTGGAGCATTTTAAATACTCTAGCCAAAAATCAAGAGTTTGATTGGAATCTCTTAAACACTATTGCCCAAAATCAAGAGTTTGATTGGAGTATTTTAGAAAAAGTTTCTAGCATTACTGAATTAAGATGGGAATTGTTAAACGAGTTTGTTGTAGGAAATAACCTTAAGTTAGACTGGAATGTTCTTAGCACAAGAGAATTCAGCAAAGAATTTAACTGGAACTTACTTAATAGCCTAATCATAGAAAAAACTCTGAATTGGTCTCTATTAAATGTATTGAATTCTAGTAAAGAATTCGATTGGAATCTTCTCAATGTTATCAACAAGAACCAATCTTTTGATTGGAATATTAGACAACTTGTTTCGGCTGATAAGTCTCTTAACTGGGATATCCGAGAGTTAGTATTAAAATCTATTGATTATAACTGGGACGTATTAAGACAAATACAGAACGATGCTGATCTGAGATGGGACTTGTTCCAAGAATTGCAAAGCGATTTACAAGTAGAGTGGGATATTTTTAATTCTACTGTAGTAAGTGCTAATTTTGCAATTATTTGGAATATGCGAGAGCAGTTCTCAGATTCAAAAACTCTAAATTGGGATCTTAGGAATACATTAGAAACAGATCAAGAGTCAATATGGAATATTTTCTCTCTTTTAGAAAAAGATTTACAGATGTCTTGGAACGTTGCTTCTATCATAGCAAGAGAATTCAATTTATCTTGGAATGTTTTACAACAGCTTCAGTCATCTTTTAGCTCTAATTGGGATATATTCGAATCAATCTTGGTTGAGAACGGAATAACTTGGGATATTCTCGCAAAAGTTACTAACGATGCCCAATTACTATGGGATATTCTTGCTAAACTTGAAACTGACAAATCCCTAAATTTAGATTGGAATATTTTAAATTCTAAAGAATTTGATAAGTCTTTATTATGGAATATACGAGTTCCGATCGGACAAACTATAAACTTTGACTGGGATTTATTTTCTAAGATCAATTCTGATGCTAAATTAGATTGGAATATTTTAGAAAAATTAGTTTCAGAATTAGATCTTCCGTTCAATCTTTTAAATAGCATGTTTATTGAAAAAGAATTAACGTGGAGTATATTCAACGAAATACATAACACTGTTTCTTTTAAATACGACATCAATGCTCTTATTGAGAAAGATTTAAACGTTTCATGGGATAGTCTTGAAATCGTTGGTTCAGAAATTAGATTAAGATGGGATATAATTTCTGATGTTGGTGACACTATTAGTAAGTTTACTACAATACTTATAAATAATGAAGCTAACACATATATGGTAGACGGTGAAAATTTGAATATTGTTGTTGAAGATAAAGACAACTTGAATATCATCGTATATAAATAGAATAGATAAGTACATTTAATAACTGAGGATCAATAAAAATGGCTATTTCTCCAAGTGATATAGTTTTCTACGAAAGCACAAGTGGCTTAGGTGGAGCAAAAACAGGTAGTGCTATAACTTCTGCACAATTACACAACTTATTTGATGTTGTTACTGGTGCGGAATCTACTGCAGGTGACATCGAGTACCGTTGCTTTTATGTAGAAAATACTAACGCCACAGACACTCTTACTACATCTGGGATTTACATTCAAACTAATACTCCTTCAACTGACACTAATGTTGAAATTGGATTAGATCCTGCGGGTAATGGCGGCACAGCGGTTACTATAGCAAACGAATCGACCTCTCCTGCCGGTGTAACATTTAACGAACCTGGTTCTGGTTCTCCTCTTTCTCTTGGAGATTTAGCACCTGGAGAATTTTATGCAGTATGGGTAAAAAGGACTGTTGATTCTGCTGCAGGAGCGTTCAACAATGATAGTGTAATCTTACGTGTCACTGGCGATTCTCCAGCGTAATGAATACTATCACTATAGCCCCAGGTGAAACTCTACCTGTAAAGTTAGACTGGATTAGGTATCTCGGAAAAGATACCTTGTCTAGTTCTGTTTTTACTAAAGATAATTCAGCCGACGCTATTAGTATTGTTACTCAAACATATGATGATGTGTCTTCAGTTGTTACCATTTCTGATGCAGTATTAAACGAAGTGTACGTTTTAATTAACACTGTAACAACTGAAAACGGTAAAACCGCGGTGAGAAAGTTTAAGATATATTGTAGGGAAAAGTATGCCAATTCAATCTAGACAAGACCTTATAGATTATTGTTTGAGAAAACTTGGTGCTCCTGTTATCGACATTAACGTATCGATAGAACAGCTGAGTGATAGGATTGATGAGGCTATTCAGTATTACCAAGAGTATCACTCTGATTCGGTAATCCCCCTTTATATGAAATACACTGTGACTAGTACAGATATTTCTAATAAGTATATAACTTTGCCAGAAAATATAGTTACTGTAAAAAGAGTACTTCCCGCCAATTTAGGTGGAACAGACGGACTTTTTGATTATGAGTACCAGCTACATTTGAATGATGAGTACTTGCTTAGAGGTGGTGTCAGCGGTTCTAGTATTTCATACTATTATCAGACGCAGCAGTTTTTGTCTCTGATCAATAATCAATTTGGGGTAAAGAACAACATTGAATTTAATCGTCATATGAATAGACTTTTCATGCATGTAGATTGGTCTGACATAAAAGAAAATAATGACATTATTATCCAGTGTGATTCTATAGTAGATGCTGATGTGTATACTGACGTGTTCAATGATCATTATTTAAAAATGTATCTCACTCAACTTATTAAATTGCAATGGGCTCAAAATATGAGCAAATTCCAAAATATGCAATTGCCAGGTGGAGTTCAAATCGATGCTCAGAGGATGATGGACGAAGCTAATGAAGAGATTACTAAATTGAAAGAAGAGATGCGTCTTACTTGGGAATTACCCGTAAACTTTTACGTGGGATAACTTATGGCGACTAATCCACATTTTAAGCCTAATGTATTCACTGAGCAGAATCTTTATGAAGATTTGGTTATCGAATCTATTCGAATGTATGGCTTTGATGTATATTATATCGAACGAACTACAGAAAACTTAGATGTAATCCTCAACGAAACTGTAGAAGATAAGTTTGATACTTCATACGAAGTTGAAATGTACATTGAAAATACTGAAGGCTTTGAAGGAGAAGGTAACCTCTTATCAAAATTCGGTTTAGAAATACGTGATGAAGCAACTTTTATCATAGCTAAAAAGGTATGGAAAGCATATTCTGATAAAGAAAGACCAAATGAAGGTGATATTATTTATTTGCCTTTATCAAAATCTTTTTTTGAAATATCATTTGTCGAGCACGAGCAACCTTTTTATCAGCTCAGCAATCTTCCAATATATAAACTGCAATGTAAATTGTTTGAGTATTCAGATGAAGAGTTTAACACTGGTATAAGTGAGATAGATAGTATAGAAAAATTCTCATATGTAGTTAATTTGAAGTTAGACAATGTTGTAGGTTCTTTCTTACCTAATGAGAGAATATCTCAAACATTGACTAATGGAGAAACTATTAGTGCGGAAATAGTAGATTTTCCTGAAATGAATACTCTATCTGTAACTAATATAACTACTTCAAACGATGATTATGCAGAATTTGAGACTAATGTCAATATAACAGGACTTACATCTGGTGGTATAGGAAGACTTATATCAACTCCAGAGCAATTTGTAAATGATAACGCAGCACAAAATGATGACATTGAAGCGATTGCATTTGATGATATTATTGATTTTGATGAAAGCAATCCATTCGGAGACCCATAATGTTTGATAAGACTTTTTATCATCAGACAATTAGGCGCGCTGTAGCAGTTTTCGGTACTGTGTTTAACGATATAAGTATCATAAGAAGAGATGCGTCGGGTAAAGTGCTTAATATAGTTAAAGTTCCTTTAGCATATGGACCTAAACAGAAGTTTTTAGCGAGGATCGAACAGCAAAACTCTCTTGAATCTAATAAAGTTGCAATCAAATTACCTAGGGTATCTTTTGAGATAACCTCGTTGACATATGATGCTCAAAGTAAAATACAAAAAGGCTATTATACTCGATTAGAAAATTCGCCCGACAAAAAGATGATAGGTCCTGTTGATTATTTAATGGGAATGCAGCTTAATATAATGGCTAAAAACCAAGACGATGCTCTTCAGATATTGGAACAAATAGTTCCGTATTTTCAGCCTGATTATGGAGTGACCGTAAAACAGGTCGGGTCAGAAAAGACTGATATGATGATTTCCTTAGAAAGCGTTAATATGTCAGACGATTATGAAGGTGACTATTCTACGCGAAGAGCTATTATATACTCTTTAGATTTTATGACTAAAGTTAGATTTTATGGTCCTATAGAAGATAATAGTGTAATAAAAAGAGTCATTCTTAATTTAGAAGGTGAAAACGAGTATTTTACCGGAATAGGCCTAACAGTTGAACCTTTTAGTTCAAGCGAAGATGATAATTATACTGTAGATGTAAAGTATTTTGGAAATCAGCCTGACTCCGTAATATTGACCCTAGATAATACCGGAAGCATAACTTCAGGCCAATTGGTTTATGGAGCGACTTCAGCTTCTTCTGGAGTAGTTACCTCGGTAGCTGGCCAGGATGTTACAGTAAAAAATACTGATGGACTATTTGAAAATGGTGAATCTCTTACGACTGGAGCAGTCATACTCGATTTAGTGGAGAATTATGATGAGTGATGATAAAGATTTGGATTCAGATTATATTTGGGCAAGGGATCAATATTATTCGCTTGCTGAAAAAGGTAATGAGGCAATAGACCTTATGATGGATTTGGCTAAAGAAACCGATCATCCCAGGGCCTTTGAAGTTCTTTCTACTATGATCAAGCAGAATGCTGAATTGTCTGATAAACTTATGGCTTTGCAGAAAACTAAAAAAGAAATAGAAAAGAAAGAATCTTTAGCTCTTCCTGATCAACCTGCTAAAGTGACAAACAATATGTTTGTCGGAAGCACTTCAGAACTGCAAAAGATAATACAAGAAAAACAAGCAGAAAAAGAACTAAATTAAAATATGAGTAATACTTTTCAAGATACTTCTAAAACTGCGGCCGCGTCTTACCTAGGTAATCCTCATGTAAAAAGAGACGGTGTCGTTGAAGAGATGACACAGGATCAAGTAAAAGAATATTCTAAATGCATGAATGATCCGGCATACTTTGCAATTAAATATTTAAAAGTAATACATCTTGATAAAGGCCTAGTGTCCTTCGATCTTTACCCCTATCAATCTAAAATGTTTGATCATTTTAATGATAATAGGTTCAATATTGTTTTAGCTTGTAGGCAAAGCGGTAAGTGTTGTCACCCAGACACATTGATTAATGTTTGTTTTTTAGGTGGACATTCTGAAAATGTTAAAATTAAAACATTGTTTGAAATCTTTACTAGTATAAATAACTATAGGTTAAAATACTATAGTGACGAAAGCTATGTTTTTAGAAAACAAATACACAAAGATATATCATTCGATAATAGAGAAGCGGAAGAAGTATTCAATAGATGGTGGGGAAGTTCATCATATAATTCCAAGAAGTTGTGGTGGAATAGACTGTTCAGAAAACCTAGTAAGGTTGACTTTGAGGGAACATTATATTTGTCACCTGTTATTGACAAAAATGTACTTGGAGGGGTCTGCGGAGAGGTATTCAATGTTGAAAGCATTCCACATGATGTCTCATACGAGAGAAGATACACAACTGAAAAGTTCGAAAATGTATCAATTTTTGAGGGAAGGATGGCGTTCAACTCTATCAGAGAATATGAAGGGAAAGAACAACCCATTTTATGGGAAGAAGCACAAAGTTCATCCGAAGGGGTTTCTTGGGAAAAAACGAGATCAAACTCAAAAAGACAAAATATCCAATTCTTTAAAGGAACTATGGAAGGATTCGGAATTTCAAGCGAAAATGAAATCTCGATTTACGGAAGAGACGAGAGAAAAAATGTCGAAATCCCACAAAAACAAACCTCTTTCGGAGCAGCACAAGCAATCTATAA